GATCGTCGTCGTAGATCGCGTCGCCGACCAATACCTTTTCGACGTCGAAGAACTGGGCCAGCATCGCGTCCGAGATCACCGCCGCCGTCGTATGCTTGAAGCGGTCGATCACCCGCGGATGGACGCGCAGCGTCGCTGCGACCATCGCGCCCAGGCAAGGACGTTCGGGCGCCGGCCGGTCCGCTTGCGCACGACTCCTTGGCATCGTTCACGACGACGTCCGGCCTGGAGTCCGCATGGCTCCATTTGTCGGCGCCGGCGAGAGCAAGCTTGTTCGTGCCGGCATAGGAGGCCGCATTGCGCGCCGCCTCCGCCTGGCTGATCTCGCGGTCGAGCTGGATGACGTTGAGGACCGTGTTCACGTTCTCGGTCAGGAGATCGAAGCCGGGCACAGCGGCCGCTTCGTCCATATGCTCCGAGCGGCGTAGTGGCGCCGAGAGCGCGCTGGATGAGCGCGACCGGCTTGCCCTCATAGCCGACCTGGATGCGGGCGATGCCGCCGCCGGAGCGCGCACGATCCGGTAGCGACGGAAGGCCTCGCGGCCGAACTCGATCCGCTCGCCGCTCGGGTCGGCATGTTGACGATCGGCAGCAGCCAGTCGCCGATGAAGCCGGCCTGGGGTGTAGCCGCGGCGTGTGATTGGTGAGGATCGGATCCACGACCCGAGCCTGGGAGGCATTCATGTCCATCTTCGTCCCTCGCTCTTCAGTTCAAGAAGCGGTCGCCTCGACGGCCGCTTCCGGAACGGGCGGGGCGGCGCAGGCGCTGCCCCGCTCGCGATTGTCTGCCGCCTAAAGCGCCAGCAGAACCTCGATGACCGCCCCGGCGCCCGCCGCGGCCTGCAGCGCGTAGCCGGCGATCTCGCCCGGCGCCGCCGTGCGGGATGGGCCCGCCCGTCGTCGTCCGTCTTGATCGGGGTGAGACCCTTCGGCCCGAGCGGGATCGCCGCTCCGGCTCGGTGCGGGTGGTGCCGAGCACGTCGACCGCGAAGGCGTCGCCGGCCCTTGTCCGCCTTGTAGGAGGAGACGCCGAACGGCTTGGCCCCCGAGGCGTCGCACTGGCTTCCGTCGAAGTTGACGAAGCGGTGTGCGGCCACCGGACCCGCCGCGACTGCGGTGAGGCTCAGGATGACGGTTTTCTGCATGGTCTTTTCCCCTTCAGTTCCGGAGGGGCCGGCGCGGCCGGCCGCTCGGGGAACCGGCGGGGCCGGGCTCGGCCCGGCCCCGCTCGGCCCTTCGGTCAGCCGCCGACCTGCTTGACGGCGTCCATGTAGGAGAGGTCCTTGTGGGTGCGCTGGAGCTCCACCGCCTTGGTGTGGATCTCCATCGACTTCGGGTCGGCCTCGTAGCCCGGCGGCGCCGCGAAGCTCGCCGTCTTGGTCTTGCCGCCGGTCTTGTCGGCCGGCGCCGCCTCGCCGAACGAAATGAGCGGCACCGTCCCGTCGAACAGCTTCCGGAAAGCCGCGGCGGGCGTGATCTTGTCGGCGCCCTCGGCCTCGCGAGCTGACCGTGCCTGCGGCGGCTTCCGCCTCGGCGAAGCTTGCGGTCTGCGGCGCCTCGAGCACATCGAGCAGGCCCACGACGACGTCCTTGCCCGCCGGCGCCAGCCGGCCGGCGGCGACGAGCGTCTCCGCGAAGGACACGTGGGTCGAATGGAGCGCGGCGCGCGAGCGGCGGCTTCGCGCTGCTGCACTTCCGTTCCCGGCGGGTCACGGTCGCCTCGCGCTCGGCGAAGCCGGCGGTCTTGTCGTCGGTCTTGGTCGTCATGCTGTTGTCCTCGATGTTGAGCTCGATGGTGGAGAGGGGGCCGTCCGAAGCAGCGGAAGGCGACGGTGCCCAGGCCCTTAACGGCCGGGGCGGCGCCGCCCAGGAAGCCGATATGCTTGAGGTACCAGCTGCCCGGCTGGGATTGGCGGGTGTTCCGGCTCGTAGAACTGCGCGGAGACGCGGGCGTAGCGGCCCTCGTTCACCGCCTCGGCGAAGGCCGGCGACACACGCTCGGGGACGGCAGCGAGCTCGCCGTCGACGATCTCCAGACCCTTGGCCCAGCCGAACGCCGGATCCTCGAGCTTGGGATGCCCCACGACCAGCGGCGCGGGATCCGCAGCCGGGTCGTAGCTCTCCGCGATCTGGCGGACGTCCGCCTCGCTGAACGTGATCTTCTTGCCCTCGACGGACGTGAAGGTGCCGGGCTTGAACAGCCGGAATGAGCGGGCTTGGCCGCGGCAAAGTCGATGGGCGTATCCATGCCGCATCGATAGGGTGGGGAGAGCGCCGGGACCGTGCTTCCGGGGACGGACGCACTGTCTTGTCGGGCGACCAGGCGCACCTTCATGTCAGAGAAGAGCCGACTGCGCAAGGACGAGCACCTTCATTCATCCACATCAATTCGAGGCGCAGGACTCGCAGCACGCCTGCGGGCGCGCTAGAACGCCCGCCCCATAGCACTAGGAGCTGCGAAAATGGCGGGCAGAGACCGTGACGAGTGGACCGACCGGGAGCGCCACGAGGAGATCGAGAAGAAGGACAGCGGCAGAGACCGCGGCAGACCCGACGCGGATGAGAACTCGTCTCCTTCGACCGGCCGACGCCGGCGGAGCGCGAAAAGAAGTAATCGCTTGAGTGACGACGCGATCCGACATCCTCTTTGATGCGGACGCATCCGTCCGGTATCATAAGCGGCGTTGCGCCTTCCTCGAGAATGCCAACTTCGCGCTTACGGCGGCGGTGCTGGTCTTGGGGAGCGGCGCGGTCGTCGCGCTGATGACCCAGCTGCTGCCGCCGACGATTGGGATCGTCGCCCTTGCGGTCGGAGCCGCGATGGGCGCCGTCAAGCTGGTCTACAAACCCGATCATTGCGCGGTGAAGCACGCCGACTGGACGAAGCGCTGGACCGCCATCCTGACGGAAGCGAAAAACACGCCAAACCCATCAGCGGCGAAGCTTGCAGATTGGGTGCCCGGCAAGCACGCGATCGAAGCGGAATGCATCGGCGAGATGAACGCGCTCAAGGCCGACTGCTGGAACCGGACGAGGCGGGCGCAGGATCGGCTCGGCAAGCCATACCGCCTTCGCTGGTATCACCGCTCGGTTCATGCACATGCTGCGGTTCGAGAATTCCTTCGAGGGTCAGGAGGACGACGGATGACTTCCGGCGGGCCGGCACACAAGTCAGTCGCGGATGCGCTGCTCTATACGACTGTGCGAGTCTCCACGTATCTCGGCGCTGATCCAGCCGGCTCCGGAACCGCATTCTTTTGGAGGACGCCACTGCCTGAGGGCAGAGAGACAGTCAGTCTGATAACGAACCGTCACGTTCTCGAAGGCGCAGATCGCGTGAGCGTGACGTGCCATGTGTCTGACGACGAAACGCGTCCGTCGCCCACTGGCAGGTTCACCAACCTCAATATTATGATCAGCGGCGGTGGCTCTATCGCCCATCCGAATGTCAGCGTGGATCTCGTTGCAATCCCGATTGTACCGCTCATTGCCGCGGCCCGCAGCACGGGTACCCATCTATTCTACGTCGCACTGAGCGCTGACGATGTTCCACCCGAGGACCACTGGCCATCCTTCGACTCGATCGAGGACGTACTCATGATTGGGTGCCCTCGCGGTATCTTCGACGAAGCAAACAACATGCCGATCGCGCGACGCGGGATTACGGCGACGCCTCTGGGGAATCGATATGAAGGGAGAGATGAGTTTCTTATCGACATGGCCTGCTTCCCGGGCTCATCGGGCTCGCCGGTATTCATCCACAATCAGCTGGGCTTTTTCGATCGGAGGACGGGCAGGTTCGAGCTGGGTAAGGGCCGCGCATTCCTCGTCGGGGTCCTCTATGCAGGGCCTACAATTTCAAACTCGGGTGAAATCGTCCTCAGCCGCACGCCCTCCATCCAGGTCGCGACGATGATGCATCTAGGCCAGGTTATGCGCTCGTCCCTCGTGCGGGAACTCGACGATCACATCCGCGACCTCGCGGCGAAGCCCGGCGTGCCCCACTTTTAGTGCCTCAGGAAGCCCCTGTGCGCGCCGCTCAGCGCCTTTTTGCGTTTCGAAGCCCCTCAGCGCCTGCGACGCCGAGACGGGCCTCCTGGCGCGTTTCTATGACTGCTTCGCCCGCGCGCAGGCGCGGCGCCGCCTTTAGGCAGCGTAGCGGGCGGAGCGGTGAACCAGGAAAACCGGGCGCATCAGCCGCGATCGTTCAATAAGGAGCTGGTCATACTGAGCCTGCTCCTTCGCCGTCAGGCCATCGCTCAGCATCTTCCCGAGGAGCACCTCAAGGACATCGTCAATCTCGGATTCTACCGAATGCATGCGCTCGCTCTTCATCTCAGGCAGCATGGTGCGCTTCCCCCCCTGAACCAACGTTGAATCTATCTGGTTCCTTCGTCGCTGTCACCAACCTCCGTCGAGGAAGTGGCACACTTTCTTGCTACTGCAACGGCAAGAGCTACCATATTGCTAAGAGCTCGCGCGCCCTCCTCGGGCTTCAATCCGCGCATCTCGGCAGCCGAAAAATGGCCGACGCGGTCGGAGGTGGCGGTCACAACACCCCAGGGGCGGCCAAGACCCTGCACCTTCACGGGGAAAGCGACCATCGATCGATAGCGGTCCGAGTCGTACGGTCGCGGCTCGTTCGCCGCCGTGCCGAATACCGATCTCATCCCCTCCGCGTGAAGATCCGGGATGATGATATCGCCGCCGTTGGTGAAGCAGACGCCGGCAATGCCCGTGCCTTCGCGCCACACACGTGCCTCCGATGGGTCGCATTCGATGGCCCTATGGTGAGCAAGGCATTTCAGGTCGAACTTCGCGGCCTCGCTGGAAGGAACTGCCTTGTAGATGCCAATCGTCCATTGATCGTTCTGAGCGAACCGCATCGCGATCGGAAGCAGCCGCCGCGCTGCCCTCATCATCCCCATGACGACGCGGTCCTCCGCAAGAGACCCCGCGGCGGCCTGCTGCTCGATGACGCCGCGCATCACGTTCTGGGCGTTGTAGAGCGCTATCAACCGTTCGATATGCTCATCGAGCTCTCCCACGGCGTCGTAGCGCGCCTCGGCCGCTCGAGCTGCCTCGATAGCATCCTGAGCGATCGCAAGCTGGCGAGGTGCATCCTCTTCGGTGATGATGACGAAAATCGCCCCGATCGCCACCACCAGAGCCGCGATTATCCCTGCAATCTCCGATTTCGACGGTCCGGTGGCAAGGTCGAACTCGCTGAACTGAGCTATTGCGACCACTGCCGAGGCGATAGCCAAGAGTGCGATCTTCACAAATAGCGATGTGCGCCGGAACCTGCCGGCCGTCTCGCGAACGGCGGTAGAAACGTTTCCGGCGAGCTTGTTCAAATCTTCTGCCATAGACGCAACAACATTGCTCGCCGGTCCGATGTCAAGGCGGTGGTACGCGTCGTAGTCGGTTTGCGCTGTACCTGGCACTGCGGTATGCCGGGCCATGCACCCGCGTTTGCTGAAGGGACTCATAATTGGCGCTGCCCTCTCGGCGGCCGGCTGCAGCGGCGATGCCCTACCCCTCGATCGCGCGCTCGAGCAGCGCGCCCAGGCGGCGATCGCCGGCGCCTTCGGCGGACCAGCCCCGCCCCGCTTCGCCAGCTCCTGGCTCGCCCTTCACGGAGAGACGAACGGGCTCGTCTGCGGCCGAATCGAAGCGCCGGCGGCGCCTCGCGGCTCCCGCCGGGATCTCCGCTTCGTCTACGAGGACCGGTCGCGCCACGGCCAGGTCGAGTTGCACGAGATAGTTAGCGGCAGCGGCATGACGCCGGCACTCCTCGAGGAGAACCGGACCCTGTTCGAGCGGCTCTGGTCGACGAGTTGCGCGCCGGGCGAGCCGCACCCTTCATTGTGGGAGAGCGCTTTCGGCTGAGGCCCACCCTCCCGTCGAGGACGCTCTCGAATATCTCGAACGCTGCGGCTTCGCCGCCGAGCTGCGGCCGGCGGGCACCTACGACGTCGCAAACCTCGGCGCCGGCCTGCATTGGCTCGACGTTCTCGACATCTGGCTGGCGCTCAAGATCTGGCCGTTGCCGGGGCCGAAGCGCCGGCCGCTCCTCGAAACCGACGAGTGACCCTGTTTGCGACGAGCCGCCGAGTCGCGGGATTGCCAAGCGTACACTTTTTGTTCTCATTCGCGCGATGCAGCGACTCACCCCCGGCGAATTGCGCTTCTCGCTCTGGTTCGGCCTTTCCCGGCTGCCGCGCTCCCTGCTGCAGGAGATGGGCGCGGCCGATCGCACCAAACGCGACGCCGCTCTGAGGCTCGCCGCCGACCGTCTGCTCGAGCGCTTCAAGGGGCACGAGGTCTCGGCGCCGGATCCAGCAGGTTCACCCTGATGGCGGCCCGTCACGCCCCCCGTCTGGACCGGAGCATGGCGCGGCCGCGGCGGGCGCGCCACGAGTCGGCGCCGGTCGTCCCGTGTGGCGCCGACATGCGCGGGCGGCCGCGGGCGCAGTTCCGCCTGATGCTCTTCGACCGGCCGGCCGGCCCGTGGCGCGACTGCATCGAGGAGGCGCAGCTCGACGCGATCGTCGCCGGCATGGCCAATCGCGAGGAATGGAGCGGCGCGGTCTACCTGACCGTCCCCGCCTGGCTCCAGGACCGGCCGCGGCCTCAGCCGTGAACGTGGGTGCGCGCCGACCAGACGACGCGGCCGACGATTCCGAAGCGCTCGCCCTCGTCCTCGAGGTCGACCACGATCGGGCTGTAGACCGGGTTCGCGCTGACCAGCCTCACCTGCCGGCCCTGCACCTGGACTCGCTTCACGAGCAAGGTGTCGTCGAGGCGGACGGCGTGGATCCCGTCGCGCAGCTCGCGGCGGTTGATGTCGATCATCGCCCAGTCCCCGTCGCCGAGCTCCGTCTCCATGCTGTCGCCGGAGATCCGCACCAGGCGCAGCCCGTCGATCCGGCCGAAGGACCGGGTGAGCCACTGGCGCGGAAAGAGGAGGTCCGCCTGGTGCGACGGGCTGTCGAGCACGTCCGCCCCGGCGCCGGCGGCGAGCCGCACGTCCTGGAGCGGGATCCTGATCAGGTCCTCGTCCTTCTCGAACCCGACCGCGCCTTCGCCGACGCCGGCGATCAGCCAGTCCAGCGACACGTCCAGCGCACGGGCGATGGCATGGGCGGCGTCGGCGCGCGTGATGCCGTCGCGGACATAATCGTAGAGGGTGCTGAGCTTCACCCCCGTCTGCGCGCTGAGCCAGGGCAGGTCCCGGCCGCCTAAGGCTTCGAGAATCCGGCGTCCCATTGGATCTTCGGAATTAACCCGTTGACGCCGCGCACGGCGCGGTTTATCCGAAGTTTCGTTACGAGATTTCGGACTCATGCCATGCAGCTCATCGGAATGCACCGGGAAGACGTGAAGGCGGCGCTTCGCAAGCGCTGGGGAAGCGTCGCCCGATTCGAGCGTCTCAAGGGCCTGCCTGCCAAGTCAGTCCATGAAGTCATGCGAGGCCGGAAGAGCGCCCGCGTGAGTGAAGCAATTGAACGCGCGCTCACCGATCCCCCCCTTCAAGACGACCGCGCCGTCCGCGGTCCCGGTCGACGGCCTTGTCGCAGACGAGGCCGGCCAGTGATCCCGTCATACCAAAGGGCTATTGCGCTGTCTCGCGTCCGCGTCTGTGCGATTTCTCGTATTGAAACGAAAACCCGTAAGGACATCCTTGCGGTGATCGCGCAGGGGGGGACGCATCTCAGCGCCGCGCAGCTGGCGCAGCTCGCGCTGCCGGGCCTGCCCAAGAGCAAGCGCGGCGTCCAGTTCGTCGCGGACCGGGAGAGCTGGCCCTGGATCGAGCGCCCAGGCCGGGGCGGCGGGCGTCTCTACGCGATCGAGAACCTGCCCGAGCCGGCGCGCAAGGCGCTGGAGGGACCCGCGCCCGCATCGTCCCCGCCAACCTGCGCCCGGTAGGCCGGCCGAAAGGCTCGGACTTCTTCACCCGTCATCCCGACGTCGCCGACGCGGTCGAGGCGATCCTCGCCGATCGCCAGCTCTCGGCGCGCGCATCCTCGAGCTGCTCGCCCAGCGCTTCGCATGCTCCCGACGCGCCGCACCCTTGCCCGCTTCATCCAGAAGCTTGAGAAGGACAAGGCGGCGGTCCTCGCCTCGACCCGCGACCCGGACCTCTTCAAGAGCCGCTACCGCGTCTCCCTCGGCCGCGCCGACGGCGGCGCCGCCTACGCCCACCAGGTGTGGGAGCTCGACACCACCAAGGTCGACGTCCTGACCAAGGGCGGCCGCAAGATGGTCTTCGGAGTCATCGACCGCTACTCGCGCCGCGCCCGCTTCATGGTCGGCGAGAGCGAGAGCGGGCAGGCGGTGCGCCGTCTCCTCGTCGAGACGATTCGCGCCTGGGGCGTCGTCCCTGAGATGATCGCGACCGACAACGGCTGCGGCTACATCAACAGGTCGATCGTCACGGCGCTGGAGACGCTCGGTATCCGCCACTGGCGCTGCCCGCCCGGAACGCCCGAGAAAGAAGCCCTTCGTCGAGCGACTGTTCGGCACCTTCACGCGGGAGCGGGCCGAGCTGCTCGGCGGCTTCGCCGGCCACAACGTCGCCCAGGCGCAGCAGCTGCGGCAGAAGGCGAAGAAGGAAACCGGCCGCGCCGTCATCGTGCCGGAGCTGGAGCCCGAGCAGCTGCAGGGCATCCTCGATGCTGGCTCGACGGCGTATACCACGTCCGCGAGCATAGCGGCATCCGCATGACGCCCATGGCGCGCTGGATGAGCTCGCCGGTGCCCGCCCGCGCAGCGCCGGCCGAGGACGTGCTCAAGGTCGCACTCTCCGCCCTCGTCGGCGCGGCCAAGGTCGGCAAGCGCGGCGTCCAGTGGAAGAGCGGCCGCTACTGGGCCGCCGGCCTCGCCCCTATGTCGGCCGCAGGTCCTCGTCCGCCGCGACGAGGAGGATCTCGGCGCCCTCTTCATCTTCGACGAGGACGGCCACTTCATCGACACGGCCGTCAACCATGAGCGCGCGGGCCTTTCCGAAGAGCAGTTCGCCCGCGAGGCCGCCCGCCACCACCGCACCTACATGAACGAGGCGCGCGAGCAGATCCGCGGCAAGCAGCGCCGCTTCCGCTTCGAGGACGCCCGCGACAGCCTCCTTCGCCGCGATGCCGAGGAAGCCGGCAAGCTCCGCTCCCTCCCGCTGCCGACCCGCGCAGCCTCGACGCCCCAGCTCGACAGCATCGCCAACGCTCCGGCGCCGGCCCTGCACCTCGGCGCCGCGATCGAGGACGCCGTCCGCCGCACGGCGCCGAAGCCGCGGAAGGCCGAGCAGACGCCGGCGCAGAAGGTCGCCTGGGCGGACCGCATCCTCGAGGCCGCGCGCCTCGGCGCCGCCGTCGACGCCGACGAGCTCAAGCGCGCGCAGCTCTTCGCCCAGTCCAGCGCCTACCGCGCCGAGAAGGTCCTCAGCGGCTTCTTCGGCACCGCTCCCGCCCAGCCCACCACCGCCGACAGGAGGCAACGCGCATGACCGTCCTATCCCTTCAGCCGAGGCTGGACCTGGGCGACCGCCCGGCGACCGGCTTCGCCCAGCTCACCAACATGTCGCTGGGGCTCAGGACCTATATCGACTGTGCCGAGGCCGCGGTCGGCCTGCCGCGCATTGGCCTGCTCTACGGCCCCTCCGGTTACGGCAAGAGCGTCGCCATGGCCTTCACCGCCCAGCGGACCGAAGCCGCCTATCTCGAGGCGAAGTCGATCTGGACGCAGCTCTCGCTGCTCGAGGCGATCGCGGCCGAGATCGGCATCGTCGCTTTGGCGCGCAGCGCGCCGCGGATCCTGCAGCAGATCATCGACCAGCTGAACCTCACGCCCGCGGCGCTGATCATCGACGAGATGGACCACCTGGTGCGCAAGCAGCACGTCGAGATCATCCGCGACATCCACGACGCGACCGGCGTGCCGATCCTGCTCGTCGGCGAAGAGTCGCTCCCGGCCAAGCTCAAGGCGTGGGAACGCTTCCACAACCGCATCCTCGTCCAGACGCCGGCGCAGCCCGCCACTCCGGACGACGCGCGCAAGCTGCGCGACCATTACTGCCCGCGGGTCGAGATCGCCGACGATCTGGTCGCCGCGATCGTCAAGGCCTGCGGCGGCGTCACCCGCCGCATCGTCACCAACCTCGTCAAGGCCGAGCGCCTCGGCGTCGAGGAAGGCGCGGCCGCGATCGACCTCGACTGGTGGGGCAATCGCGGCTTCGACACGGGCGACGTGCCGGTACGGAGGCTGGCGGCGTGAGCGGCACCCTCCCAAATCCGACGCCGCGCCAGCTGGAGCTGCTTCGCTATCTCCACGGTCGTCCGGTTTGTCCGACGATCGCCGAGATTGCAGAGGCGCTTGGTGGCATCGGGAAGAGCTCCGTCGCCGCGCTTCTCGACGGGCTCGAGGAGCGCGGATGGATCCGGCGCCTGCATAGCAGGGCCCGCGCGATCGAGGTTCTCCGCGCTCCGCCGGCCGGCGTCCCGCTGAAGGAACTTACCCGCGAGGAGGGGCTCGCCCATGCCCGAGCGTGGCGAGAGCGGATGAAGCCGCATTTCGACGCGCTCTACGGTGCAGAGGAGGCGCGCGGCTGATGCCGGGATACGCCCTCCAGGTGACGCCGGCGAGTGCCGTCAGCGCCCCGCTGTGGCGTGCGCTGCGCAGCGCGGCCGCGCCGGCGACGGTGCGGGAGCTCCACACCGCGAGCTGCGCGCATCCGAACGCGATCCAGCACCGCCTAAAAAGGTGGACCGCCAGCGGCTTCGTCGACGTGCTCCCGCCCGAGCCGCCGCGCTACGAGATCTCGGCCAAGGGGCGGGACCTGGACGCGGCGCCGACGACCGGCAGCCTCAGCGCGGACGCATGGCAGGCGCTCCGCCGCCTCGACAGGCCCGTCACGCACGAGGAGCTGGTCGCCGCCTCAGGTTGCGCCGACCGGCCGCTCTACTGCCGCCTGCGCCGCTGGTGCCGGAGCGGCTGGATCCGCAAGATCGAGGCCCAGCCAAAGCGTTTCGCCCTTTCCGCCGACGCCCCCGACATTGCCGAGCCGCCCAAGGTGTCGATCGGCGGCGAGGTTCGCGAGAGGCGCCGCAGCGCCCGGGAGCGCCTGTGGGCGGCGATGCGCGTCCTGAAGCGCTTCGATCTGCCGATGCTGATGATGACGGCGGAGGCGAAGCGCCGCTCCTGCGAGGACTTCATCAACCTCCTCTCCCGAGCCGGCTACGTCCGCCGCGTCGACATGCCCGTCGCCCGCGCCGGGGCCGGCAACCTCGATGTCGCCCGCACCTGGTCGACCTACGTGTTGGTCCGCAACACGGGCCCGAAGGCGCCGACCATCACCAACCCCAGGGGCGGCCCCCGCCAGCTCGTCGACGGCAACAACGGCGCGTCCGTGCCGGTCGGCCGCGGCGTCCGCCAGCTTGCACGTGAGGTGCGCCATGCCGGCTAACGTCCCCACCAACCTCGATCGCGCGCGCGCCGCCTGGGGCGCCGACATGCCGGCATGGATCGGCCTCCTCGCCAGCGCCTGCGACGCCACCAACCAGCGCGCCGTCGCCGAGCGGATCGCCAAGTCCGGCGGCTACGTCAGCCGCGTCATCAACCGCAATTATGCCGGCAGCTACGAGGAAGCCGAGACGATCGTCCGCGCCGCCTACGGAAACGAGGACGTCGTCTGCCCCCTCTGGGGACCGATCCCGCTGTCCAGCTGCATCCGCGCCCGCCGGCGCAAGGCCGCGCCTCAGAATCAGGCGCACCTCGCTCACGCGCGCACCTGCCCCACCTGCCCCAACAACGAAGACCGCCGCGAGGAGGATTGATCCATGTCCGTTTCGAGAGACCTGCAGACGATGCTGAGCCGCATCAACACCGACCAGGCCGGCGGCAAGACCTACGGCAAGAGCGAGCTCGGCGGCCTCGTCCGCGAGCTGCGCCTCGTCCGCGACGAAGCGCTCGAGCAGGAAAAGGCGCTGGAGGGCGCCTGCGCCGGGCTCCGCGACGCCGCCGACTCGCTCGCCGACCTCAGCGAGCGCGGCGGCCTCATCCTGGTCCCCGTCCTGGGAAAGGTCGCGTGATGACACGCCGGCCGCTCCTGAGCGTCGACACGGCCGCGGGCTGCGTCACCGTCACCGGAGCGCAGCTCATCGGCGCCGTCCTGGCCGCTGCCGCCGCGTCGCTGGGCGCGGTGATGGCGGCGATCCTCGCCGGATTGGCGGTGGCGCCGTGATCCGCACCAACCCGAACGGGCTCACCGAGCGCGAGCAGTTGGTCCTAGACCTCTGGGACAGCGGCATCCCGGCCGAGGCGATCGCTAGGCGCCTTGGGCTTCAGCGGACGATCGTGAAGGGCATCCTCAGCACCTTCGCGAGCGGACGCGACAATTGGGAGGAGGCGGCGCGCCGCGCCTCGGCCGCGCTCGCCGACGCTGTCCGCCGGCATCACCCCGAGCAGCTGAGGGACGCCGCATGAGCCCGGCTCTTGTCCTCGCCGATCGCGGCTACGCGCCGCTCTATCACCGCGGCGAGACGAACCGCTGTCCCGGCTGCGGCCACTCGAGCTGGCACGTCGGCCGATCGAGCGCCGAATGCGGCTTCTGCGGGACCGCGCTGGCCTTCGCCTCTCCCGGCCTTGCAGCGCCCCTGATCGGCGCCGGCAGCGCCCTTTCCGAAAGGAGCCGCTGATGCCTGGCGTTACCGGCTATTTCTACGACCGGGCGCTCGCGGCCGCCGCCCAAGCTTCGACCGGCACGGCCGAGCTCCTGCGCGCCGCTCGCGAGGATGACGAGCCCTACGGCAGCCTCATCGGGGAGGAGACCATCGAGCGGCTTCTCGATGCTGCGAAGCTGGCGATCGAGGCGAGCAACGCAGATCTCGGAGGCGACCTGGGCCAGGTCTACGCCGCGATCGTGAAGTATCTCGAAGGGTGGGCAGGATGAGCGACTGCACCATCTTCCGCGCGGCGCCGACGCCGCCCGGCGACGCCTCCACCTGGACCGCCGGCGAGATCCGGCTCGCCTGCGAGACGACGGACTGCCGCGTCGCCGGATGGGTCACTGACCTGTTCGGGCTCGATTACCGCCCGGTCGCCACGGCGAACGCCACCGCCCTCGGCGCATGGGTGCTGACCCACCTTCCGACCGGGCATTCCGTCCTCGCCATCTCCGGAGATTTCGCCACGGCGGCGCTCGTCGTTGCGGCCGTGGAGGCGTGGGGCGACTGGCACTTCTCCGATCCCCGCGAGATCGTTGATCGGTTCACCGGGCGCCTCGATCCTCTCCGCGAGCGCTTTTCCGGAGGCGTCGTCATCTCGCCTGCCTTCGCGCCGGTCACGGACCGGATGGTTGCGCCGGGCGCGCTGATGCGATCCATGCTCCGCCGCGCCCATCCGGAGATCTCCGGATGAGCGCCCGCATCCCCGCGCGGCGCCGGCATCTCGAAGAGATGCGCCTCGCCCTCGCGGAGGGCCTCAGCATCGATGCGGCGCGCGAGCGGCTGTCCTCCTACCGCGATCATCTGCCGCGCCTGGCCATGCCCTCGGCACCGGCCGCCGCCCTGGCGGCCCAGCCCGCGCCGTGCGTCGCAGCCGGGGCAGCGGATGACGACGAGGCGGACGAGCGGCGGCTCCAATGGTGGCAGAGAGACTGATGGCGAACCCTTTCTCCGCCGTCGCCGGCCGCGCCATCAAGACGGCCGCGGGCAAGTCCGACAGCCGCCACAAGATGATCGTCGCCGTCCGCATGGCGGCCCGGCGCCTGCGGATCTCGGACGAGGACCGCAAGGTGATCCAGCTCGAGGTCACCGGCAAGGAGTCCCTCGCCGATATGGAGCTCGGCGAGATCGGCCGCGTCCTCGATCGCCTCAACAAGGGCTGGAAGGGACCGATGGGGCACCGCGGCCACGTCGGCAAGATCCGCGCGCTCTGGTGGACGCTCTACTGGCTCGGCGCCGCGGAGGAACCGAACGGCCAGGCGCTGGACGCTTTCGTGAAGCGGCAGACGGGCATCGCCGCCCTCCGCTTCCTCGACCATCGCAAGGCCTCGTCGGTCATCGAGGCGCTGAAGTCCTGGGCGGCGCGCGAAGGCGTCGAATGGCCGGCCGGCAAGGGCGTCACGGCCGACGACGATCGCCGCGCCGTGCTGAAGGCGATCTGGATGAAGCTCGCCCGGCTCGGCCTCGTCGCCCACGGCGGCTGCCAGGCCTATCTCCAGCGGACGCTGCCGACGATGTCGACGCTCGAGCAGCTCGAAAGCCACGAGCTCGACGCCTCGATCCGCTACCTCGGTAAGCGCCTCCGCCGCGCGATCGGCGGACGGGGGGCGTCGGATGAATAGCTGGCCCTTCGGCGATCTACGGATGTTCGGTTACAAGGTGATCCTCGCCGACCCGCCTTGGCAATTCGAGAATTGGACAGAAAGTGGCACTCGGAAGAATGCGTCGTCGCACTACTCCTGCATGAGCAGGGGCGAGCTGCAGAGCCTGCCGCTGGGGCATCTAGCGGCGCCGGATTGCGCACTCTTCCTCTGGGCAACTTACCCAACGCTCGAGCAGGCGCTGGATCTGATTCGAGCCTGGGGCTTCCGCTATTCCACAGTCGCCTTCACTTGGGCCAAGCGGACTGCGCTCGACACCGGCTGGCACATGGGCCTCGGCTATACGACTCGAGCGAACGCCGAGATCTGCATCCTCGCGGCCAACGGCAAGCTTGGCCGACCGAAGCGCCGCGACGTCCGGTCGCTGATCGTTGAGCCGATTCGGGAACACAGCCGCAAGCCCGATCGCGTCCGGTCCGACATCGAGGCGCTGTTCGACTGCCCCTACGTAGAGCTCTTCGCGCGCAGCCGCCGTCCAGGCTGGGCCAGCTGGGCAACGAGACCGGAAAGTTTCGGAGGCGGCGGCATGAGCAGCACCCGTGCGCCCACTCGGCCCGTCCTCCGCTGGCATGGTGGCAAGTGGCTGCTCGCGCCCTGGATCATCGCGCATTTCCCTCGCCACCGCTGCTACGTCGAGCCGTTCGGCGGCGCGTTCTCGGTAGGGCTGCGCAAGCCTCGCGCCTATGCGGAAAATCTGGAACGACCTTGATGGCGAGCTGGTAAACCTTTTCCGGGTGCTGCGCGACGCCTCGGCCGCGGCAAGGCTCCTGAGCTGCTTCGACTGACACCCTTCGCCCGCGACGAGTTCAACGCGTGCTACGAGCTGACGGACGAGCCGCTCGAAAGGGCGAGGGCGCCTCATTGTGCGTTCCTTCATGGGCCACGGAGAGCGACGGCGCCAGCGGTATCTATCGCACCGGCTTCCGAGCCAACAGCAACAGGTCAGGGTCTACGCCCGCGACAGACTGGATGAACTATCCGGAGGCATGGAAGGCGTCGTGGAGGCGGCTTCGCGGGGTCCGTAATCGAAAACAGACCAGCTCTCAGGTCTCCGCCACCCACGATGGCCTTTCGACCTTGCCACTATCTTGATCCGCCCTATGCCATCGAGACCCGCACCCGCGCCAATCGCAGGCCCGATAATGGCGGCGCGTCTATCGTCACGAGTTGACGCGAGAGGAGCATGTGAAGCTGCTCGCCGCCGCCTGCGAGCTCCAAGGTTTCGTCATCATCTCCGGCTATCCGCAGACTCTACGACGACGCCCTCGTCGGGTGGCGCCGCATGAGCGAGAGGCACTCGCGGATGGCGCATTGGCCGCGCACCGAAGTGCTGTGGATCAACCCAGTCGCGGCCGCCGCGACTTGATCGCGAGCGCCGATCACGAGGCCTGTTTGACTCGACGAGGCGGCCGAATGAGCAAGATCGGCCACAACTTCCCGCCGGCCGACGAGCTGCCGATCCCTGAGGACATCCAGCCCGACGACAGCTGGACGGACCGATGCTCGAAATGGCCGAGCACATCGGCGCCTACCGGACCTTGCTCCTCGTCGACCGCTTCGGCGGGATGCGGATCTACTCCCGGCCGATCACAGCCGCGGCAAGGTCTACGAAGGCAAGGGTTCGATCCGGCAGGTCGTCGGCGACGAGGCCGCGCGGATCCTGAGCAGCATCTACCGCCGCGAGTTCTTCGTCGTCCCCCACCGGCAAGACCGCCCTCGCCCGCGCCCGCCGGCGCGACATCCTTGCAGGCGTCCGCGCGAAGGATATAACCGGGGCCGAGGCCGCACGGATGCTCGGCACGAGCCGGACCTACCTCGCCCACCTGGTCAACCAGACCGACGAGGGCAGGGACGGCGCCGAGGCCCCGCGGCCGCCGGCCGCAGCGATCCCACCCAGCGCGAGCTCTTCGGAGACGACGAAGAGGGGTGACGCCGCGTCCGTTGACGGAAAGCACCCCCTCCAGCCTGCCTCCCTCCATGAAAGCCCTGAACCGATAGTGTTTTTGGGGTGCGCCGTGCTGCCTTGGCTGGAATTGATCCGAACAATCTGGCCGATCGCAGCGACGATCACGCCGCTCATTCTCATTTGCGGCTTCCTTTGGCTGCAGACCAAGTTCGCGCCGAGGGACGGCGCTCGATGATCTCGACAAGCGCGTCGACGACCACGCGCTTCGGCTCACCGCCGTCGAGCTCGAATGCTCCCAGGCACCGTCTCGCCAGAACATGCAGATCGAGCTTTCGAACCTCGCCCAGCGCATGCGCGGCGTCGAAACGAGCTTCGACGGCGTCAAGCGCGAGCTCGGCACCACAAACACCTATCTCCACCCGCTGAACGACCAGGGGCTGAAGAAGTGATCCCCGATGTCGCCCTGCCTGTCGTGCGCCGCGCAATCGTCGACCTGATGTTCGACGTCGGCGGCGGAGCACAACGACGACACGCTCAGCCTGCTGCTCGCCCAGCTCGGCCACCGCGTCGCCCGCCGCGACGTCGCGGAGCAGCTCGTCTGGCTGGCCGACGTCGCGAAGGTGATCCGGCTCGAGGATCTCGGCCTACAAGGTCGCGCGCATCCTGGCGGACGGCCGGGACGTCGCCGAAGGCGGCTCCTGGTCGAAGGCATCAGCCGCTTCAAGACGGGAGACTGAGCCGTGGGCGGCCGCTCCTCGATTGACAGGCTCGACCCGCAGATCCGCGCGGAAGTCGATGCGGCGATCCACCGCGGCGCGACGATCGAC